ACAGAGTTTATCACAAGGTCTTAATGAAGTTATAGTAACAACTTTTAAAACAAATAGTGCAATTTATTTTGGTAGAGTTCCTTCAACAAATACAGAGTTTTATATAGACAACGTATCTGTAAAAGAATATCTAGGTCAAGAAGTAGTACCAGATAGTGGTTGTGGAAGTTGGTTACTTGAAAATCAGAGTACGAACTTAATACCTTATAGTGAGGATTTTAGTGATAGTAGTTGGCTTAAAGAAACAAGTGCCACAATTGAATTAAATACTTACTTGTCTCCAAGTGGTGAGAATAATGCAAGTAAATTAAATCTGCCTAACACTTTGTCAAGAATAACATACCCTTTTTCAACTACGGGGGTATACACTTTTTCTATATATTTAAAATCTGATACTGATGGCACAATATCTTTAAGGGCGGCTACTGGAAACCCCGCAGTTACAAAACAATTAAATTTAACAGATAGATGGCAAAGATTTGATATTTCTGTAACTGATGGTAATTATTGGCAAGTTATAAAAACATCATCTGATACATTAACATCTGTTTACATTTGGGGCGCACAATTAGAAGAACAATCCTACGCAACTTCATATGTGCCCACCTCTGGAGCAACAAACACTAGGCTAAAAGATATTGCAAACAATAGTGGGAACTCTAGTTTAATAAATAGCACAGAGGGTGTATTGTATGCAGAGATAGCAGCTTTGGCTGAAGGAGGAAGTTACAGAATTATCTCATTATCAGACAACACAAATAATAATAAAGTAGTTTTATTTTACGATTTTAATGATAACAGATTTTCATATCAAGTTAAAGTAAGTGGTGTTTCTCAATCTAGTGCAGCAATAAATAATGTATCCGTAATTCAGTTTAATAAATTTGCTTTAAAATACAAAGACAATGATTTCGCTTTATGGATTAATGGTGTTGAAGTAGCGACAGATACAAGTGGAAATGTTTTTCCTATAAACACTTTAAATAAACTAAGTTTTAGCGATGGAAATAATTCAAGCAATTTCTACGGAAAGGCAAAAGCAGTTGCAGTATTTCCTATATTAACAGATGCAGAATTACAATCTTTAACAACAATATAAAATGCACATATACAAATTAGTTTTTGATACAGAACAACAAGGCAAACAAGTCTTAATAGATAACAACGTTTGGGAAGAAGTAACAGAAGAAGGTGTTACATCTATGCAGTATATCAACGGAACAAAAGCAGTTGTTTACATTGGTAAAGTAATAAAAACACAAGGTACTTATGACCCCGATGGTCACGAGATAACTCCTCCAATTTATTACGATGGTGTTGCTTATGATATAATGAGTACAGATGATTTAGACTTTGGAGATAATGAAGTTTATCCTGCTGACAATGCAGCACATCAATTCTACGGATATCCAAGAAATGCAGAAGTGCCTAAAAATTAACAGATGGATATGCAAGATATAAAATTAGGTGCTTTAAACTTTATAACCTTTATGGTTAGCTTTTCTGATATAGAACAATGGTTGAAATTAACCTTACTTTTAGTATCTATTGTTTATACAGTTATGAAAATTTACAATCTAGGTAAAAAAAACGATGACAAAATACTTTAAAGAAGTAGAATATAAAATGGATGCAGACTTTCTTGCTAAACTAGACAAGGCAAGAGAGTTTGCTAAAGTACCATTTATAATAAACTCAGCGTGGAGAAGTGAAGAAGACAACAAGAGGGTAGGTGGAAAACCAGACTCTTCTCACTTAAAAGGTTTAGCTGTAGATATTAAAGCTACTAATAGTAGGCAGAGAGGTTTGATATTAGACGCTTTAAGAGCTGTTGGATTTACAAGAATAGGAATAGCTAGAACATTTATACACGTTGATATGGATTTTGATAAAGACCAAGACGTTACTTGGTTGTATAAAAACAAATAGAATATTGGTGTAATATGGACATATTAAATAAAATACCAAAAGACAAACTATTACACTTCTTTGCTGGTAGTGTTATATTATTTTTATCATTACTTGTATTTAATACACTTGCATCAGTATCTATTGTTGTATTTGTAGCACTTATAAAAGAAGTTGTTTATGATGACTTTTTAGGTAAAGGCACACCAGAAGCACAAGATTTTATTTATACAATTTTACCTTGTTTATTTCACTTAATTAATATTTTATTTTAATGAGCAATCCTAAGTTAAGAAAGAATGGTGGTAAGGGTACTTTTTTTGGTAACCTCTGGAGGGGTGTTGTAAAGAACAACATACCTTTAGGAGAAACAATTGTTGCTGCTATTGATGGAGGTAATCCAATAGAGGTTATAAAAGCTATAACAGAAGATAAAGATATAGCAGTAAAAGACAAAGAAACTATGTTGGCAGATTTAGAACAAGACGTTATAGAGATGCAAGAAATTACTAAACGATGGGAATCAGACAATAAAGCAGAATCTTACATAACAAAGAATATAAGACCATTAAGCCTTGCTTTCTTAACTTTAAGTATGTTTACTTATGTAATACTTGATAGTTCTTTAGATAGCTTTAAAATAGACCAGCAATGGATATCTTTACTTGGTAACTTACTAATGCTTGTATATGGTGGTTACTTTGGTGCAAGAACATTAGAAAAAATAAGAAAAATTAAGTAAATACTTTTTTATTTAAAAATAAATATATAACTTCGCATTTTTTTAAGTAACTATTTAAGTATTTTTATAGATTACTTCATACCTAAAAATAGATATTTAAAGTATTTAATTAAACAAGTAAATAGTATTAAAAATAAATATAGGTTTTTGGAATTGTATTTAATAATCAGCTCTGTTAATAACTAATTTTTTATACTACTTAAATAAAGTTTATCTTTGAGTATATCATTTTGCAATTCTTTTTCCCTTTTATTTTTGTTTTAATTAGAGAGCTTGTAAAAAGGCTCTCTTTTTTATTTTAACATTTCTTTAACACTTTTATATGCTTTTATTACTTAGATTTGCTGAAACAATAAATTATGAAAGTAAACGAATCACTTTGGGAAGCATTAAAAAATACAATTGAGATGCATACAGAACAAGACCCTAACATAACAGATGTGTTAATTAACTACCAAGTAAAAGAATCAAATGGGGTTAAAAATATAATAAAGTTAAATGCAACTTTAGAGTAACGTAAGCGTATAAAGCAAGTAACGAAAATTAAAAACTAAATTTTATAAAAATGAAAAAAGTATTAAAACAACAAGCAAGTGAGCTAGAACATTATGTTAAAGCAAAACACACACAAGAAGAATGTATTGGTTTTATAGATGGCTTTGAAAGAGCGAATGAGTTATTTGCTTTATACAATGTTAGCCAACAACGTGAAATGTTAAAGGCTTATACTAAATGGCTAAATGATAAAATTAGAGATGAAGATGATTTAAACGAGTTAATAGACAACTACTTTGATAGCCTTTAATGTTGGTGTAAAAAATAAAAACTATATTTGTAAATAATAATTAAATAAATAATAATGGAAAAATTAAGAAAGATTCAAGCCGAATTAAAAGCACCAAAAAACCAAAGGAACAATTTTGGTAAATACAACTATCGAAGTTGTGAAGATATCCTTGAAGCAGTTAAACCTTTACTGGATAAACACAAATGTACATTAACAATCTCAGATGAAGTAAGAGAGGTTTGTGGTGTATTGTTTGTTGAAGCAATAGTATTTATATCTGATGGTAAAGATTCAGTACATACTAAAGCACAAGCTGGTATTGACCCAAACAGAAAAGGTATGGACATAGCTCAGTCGTTCGGAAGCAGCAGTAGTTATGCTCGAAAGTATGCTTTAAATGGATTATTTTTGATAGATGATACAAAAGATGCAGATTCTACAAACACACACGGAAAAGGTGCTAAATCAGCTGAAAAGAGCTGGTTAAATAAAGGCACTGCTGAATTTAAGAAAGTACAGACATACTTAAAAGGTGGAGGTAACATTTCTAAGGTGGAAGAAAAGTACAGAATATCAAAAGAAGTAAAAGAACTATTAACTAAATAAATATAAATTATGACACAATTAACAACAGAAGCAGATGTAATAAATTTAATTGGTTTTGAAACACCTTTAAAATTTGAATTTATATCAGATGGTATATTTACTTTTAAAACAGTAATACCAAACCAAAAAAAAGATATAATATTTTATGAGATAGAGTTTTTTAGTAATCCAGATAAATCTTTAGATTTCTTTGCTTATGATACTTTTTCAAACTTTTTATTGAAATATCAAATACATACAGTAAGTGCTATAAACGAATCAACAAACACTAAAACTGAAATATATTTTAGAACTTATGAATGACTTTGAATTAAGACCAACAGACAAGAAAGACCATTACAGATTCTTTATCAATGGGGTGGATGTAACTGGCGAACAAGAAAGAAGCACTTTTAGGCATATTATAGAAGTGATAGACAATAAAATAACAACTGGATTATAAATTAAAATTAAAATTATGAGTGCAAAAAAACCTTATTTATTAGGAGATGTTGAGTTACAACTTGACACAATTAAAAAACTTTCTCAGTATTTTGAGAACATCTTAACCTACAATGCAAAAAGAGAATTAGTACCAAAGAAAGGAGAAGATGGAAAGGAATTAAAGAAGCTAAAGTTAAACTTTTCTATATTTGAAGAAGGTAACTATGGTCAGAATGTATCTTTTACTATTCCTCAAACAAAAGAACAGAGAGAGAATGGAGAAAAGAAAAAGTATGTTGCCAATGGTAAAATTTACTATGCATCAGATGACTTACAGTCTTTTGTTCAAAAGTCAGAAAAAGCAGCACCAGTTGCAGCAGATGATTTGCCATTTTAATTATATTGGGAGGTGTAAAAACCTCCTTTTTTTTTCATTATGTGGAACTATAAAGGACAAAGAATAAAATCAAGAGAAGATTTACCAGCAGATGCAGTTGGGTTTGTTTACAGAATACTTAACAGACGAACTGAGCAAGTTTACATTGGTAAAAAGATATTGCTTAACAAACGTACAAGACCTCCTCTAAAGGGATATAAAAGAAAGAGGGTTGATTATGTTGAAAGTAATTGGATGAAGTACACTGGAAGCAATAAAGAAAGTAAAAAATGGAAGATTGAAGATTGTTACAGAGAAATTATATACATTTGCTATAACAAGACAATGATGAGTTATTATGAAACCAAGCTACAATTTACAGAAAACGTTTTAGAAAATGATAAATTCTTAAATGATAATGTACTTGGTAAATATTATAAAACAAAAATACAGAAATACATAGATGACGAAAAAAATAAAAACGAATGAAGAAAGAGAAGCAGATAGAATGGCAATGCAGTTGCTTGAAGAAGAAGCAAATGTAGATATATCAGAAGTAATTAAATACCCTCCAGTTTCACTTAGTTGTGGTTCTTACATTGATAGAGATGTTGAAGGTAATGAAATAGAATACCCAATACCAATTGGAACAGATGGTAACTTTAGTTTTGTACAAGCATTTCCAAAAGTAGGTAAATCATTTTTTATCAGCTTACTTGTATCAGCATATCAAAGTGGAGGTAATAAATATTCTGGCACTATAAAAGGACATAGGAGAGGAAGAAAGATAATTCATTTTGATACAGAGCAAGGAAAGTTTCATTGTCAGAAAGTATTTCGCAGACCAGTTATTATGAATGAGCTGCAAACTGATGACAACTACCATACTTACGCATTAAGGGCAATGACACCAAATGAAAGGGTAGAGTTTATTGAATACATACTGTTTGATAAATACAATGAAGATAAAATAGGTTTAATTATTGTTGATGGTGTTGCAGATTTATTAAATGATGTCAATTCAATGACAGAAACAAATTATGTTGTACAGAAGATTATGACTTGGACTGCAAAAAAACAATGTCATCTTTTAACAATTATACATCAAAACTTTGGAAGTGACAAACCAACTGGAAATTTGGGGAGTGCATTAGAGAAGAAAGCAGAAACACAAATTAAGTTAGAAAAAAATGAAATTAATAAAGGCTGGATATCTGTTGAATGTAAAAGAAGTAGAAATAGAAGTTTTGACCCATTTAGCTTTTCAGTAAACGATAACATACTACCAGAATTTGTTAATAACGATTTTGAATTTTAAGTAACTTTATGGTTATATTGCATCTATGGAAAATTGGAAAGAAAAAGATTTATTTGAATGGCTATCAACTAACCATTACAAGACTTTAGTAAACAGTAAAAATCCAATATCAAGATGGGATTGCTACGACATAGAAACGCAAAGCAGAATAGAATTAAAGTGCAGAAAGAAGCATTACAACACTTTACTTCTGGAAAAGCCTAAATATGATGCTTTAATAAAAGAATCAAACAAACACTTTGACGTACCAATATACATTAATAGTACACCAGAGGGAATATATCTATTTAACTTAAACAAAATAGATTTAAAATGGTTTGAGAAATCACTACCAGCAACATCAGAGTTTAAAAACAGAAGATGGATTAAAAAAGAAGTAACAGAAATAAATATAAAACAAGCAATAAAACTAAAATAAATGGAAACAATTAAACTATTAAACAACCAAGTATTTGACAAGCAAGACATTTTAAGTAAGATGATGGATGATGAATTTTACTATGGGTATCTCGGTGTAAATGCATTATCAAGTTCAGCATCAAAGAAACTTTTAGATTCTCCTTATGCTTACCATCGTTCACTAACAGAAAAACAAACAAATGTACAAGCATTAAGAGATGGTCAACTAATACACCTTATGGTGTTAGAGCCAGAGAAAGTAGACTACTTAACTTTTACAGAAGGTACAAAAGCATCAAAGCAATATAAACTTGCAGTACAAGAGCTTGGCTCACACAACGTATTTACAAATTCAGAATATCATAAAGCAAAGAAAATATCTGAAAGGGTAAGAAGTGTAACTGATGTAAAGAATCTACTGGAGGGAGCAAGATTTGAAATACCAGCAATTGATACCTATAATGATTTAGCATTTAGAGGTAAAGCAGATATATTAAAAGATGGTATTGTAATAGATTTAAAAACAACTGCTGACATAAAAAACTTTGAAAGGTCTGCACATCACTTTTCTTATAATCTACAAGCTGCATTGTATTTAGAATTGTTTGGAGCATTTGACTTTGAATTTATTGTAGTTGATAAAAGTACACTTGATGTTGGTATATTTAAATGTTCACAAGACTTTATTGATAGTGGTAAAAGAAAACTTGATATTGCAACAGAAAGATACTATGACTATTTGCAAACAGAAAACATAGAAGATTATGTTACAAGGGGAACTCTGTAAAAATCAAGAGAAGATAGCCTACAAAAGTTGTGTTAGTAGCTACTTTACAAATGGAGATAGGCAAGACATTATGGAATACTGGCTACAACTATTTGACCAGAAAAGATTTTGTGAAGCAAAGGGAGTAGAAAAGGCACTTGAATTAATTGACATATACGAGGAATTAAATGCCAAAGATTAAAAAGAAGATTGTTTTAAAAAATTGTAATTACAAGCATCAGCAATACTGTTTTAAAAAAGGGTTTATTATTTATCCAGTTGTATCTGGCAAGATGTTTAAAGTGTATTGCAATAGAGTAAAAGGTAATTACTATATGAAAGGAAAAGAATTTAATAAACAAGAATCATTCCAAGCTATTTGGGATTTATATACTAAAATATACAACTATGAATTTAATAAGGTACGAGGTTAAAGCTGGTTTTTTTAAAGGCTTTCTGTTTGGGGTTAGACATTACCCTTTTGATGATGAAGATATGTACGAAGAAGATATAGTTTTATACATTGGTATCTTTCAAATAATTTTAACTTTAATATACGAAAAATGAGAAGCACACAAGTACACTATGACAATGGCAAAGATTACGATGTAATTGACGTTATAAATGATTTTAACCTTAATTTTAGCAGGGGTAACATACTAAAGTATATTTGCAGAGCTGGAAAGAAAAAGGATGAGTTACAAGACTTATTAAAGGCAAAAGACTATTTAGAACGAGAAATAGAAAGAATAAGGGATACAAATTAGTATCTCTTTTTTTATTTAAAATGTTAAAGAAATGTTAAAATATGTTAACAAGTTTTTTTATAACGTTTATTTTATGTAGATTTACTTTAAATTAGTATAAAAATAAATAGAATGAAAATAAGAACAACCAGAATTAAAGAAATAATTGAAGCACTTGAACAAGTTGATACAGATTTTTACAAAGGTATTTATACAACTGGAGAGATGTATGATTTGATTAAAGAGATTAACCAAGTATTAACCAAGTATTGATAAACAAAAACAAGATGAAAAAATTACAAACATTAGTATTGATTTTAGCACCAACCTATTTTATAGGTAGATTATTAATCGGTTTAATCTTTAACGTATAATTATGAAAAAGATACTTACAAGATTCGGAGAGTTCTTATTTGGACTTGCAATGGTTATGATTGTAGCTTATATGTGCTTATGGTTTATATCAATGGTATTAATATTATTTAACAGTTAAAACAAAAGATATGTACGAATTAACACACAAAGACGGAACAACTATATTAGCAACTTATGTGGATGGGATTGGATTTTTTGATTTACACGGTTTTGAACTGAAAACAGATTGCTGGATAAATTGCATCGAACTTTAAAACAAAAACAAATGGAAGAAACATTAGAAATTATTAGAGCTTATGCTAAAGGTAAAGATGATTGGTGGATTGTAAGACAATTAGATATACTGGAGGTGCAAATAAAGATAGAGGTAAACAACGCAGAAATAAGAACTTTAAAAGGAATAAGAGATGGACTTAATTAAGATTGTAAAAACAATAGAACCAGAGTACAAGAATACAGACCAATGTATAAATGCTTTACCAAATGAAGTAGAGCTGCAATTAGATAATGAAGATTATTTAATAGAAGTAAACTTAAAAGAAGGTGTGCTTGAAACTAACTTTTGGCAAGGAGAAGAAAAGTATAATGCATCAGATGATGATATAAACTACATTTATAACTATCTTGAACAATTATTAACAGATAAGATAGAAGAAACAAAAGTATATTACAACGAACATAATTATAATTATCAAGTATTTAACAATTAAAACAA